CCAATAAAGCTAAAGGCTAAAGTAACCGTACCAAGCGCAAGCAAGGGTACTACGGCTTTATCTAACTTGGTAGCGTGTTCGCTTGTGGCTACGGTTGCGTAGGCTTGACGGGCAGAATCACGGTCTTGTGCGTCTAATTTGGCGTACTCAAGGTCAAGTTCCTTTAGCTTCATTGCCATTTCAGGATTGCCTGTAAGGGCTTGAGTTACGCCTTCAACAGTAGCGTCATCAATGCCTAGCTTAGAAGCAATCCAGCCCACAGCAGCACCCCCAGCAGGGCCAGCAACAGCAGTAGCCAAGACAGGAGCAACGCCTTTAAGTAGTCCAAGTAATGTTTCCATCTAAAACGCCCCCAAAATAAACTTTAGCCACAAGGTTACTAACAGAGCAGCCATAAAACAATAAAACTGCACCCTTCGTATTGCCTTTAAATCGTGCTGAAATTCCTCGTTATTCTTGCGTTCCATGTTCTCAATGTCTAACTTGATTCTAAGTAACGCATCCCACTCTTTTGCACCGTACTGCTTTACAAACTTAATTTTTAAATCAGCTTCTTCATCCGATATTTGTTTCTTGCGCTTCCATTCGTCTAGGGCCTTAATTAAAGCCCGTTCCTTCTTAAACTCTGCTTCCCGTCTTGCCCGTATGCGTTCTTGTGCTCTCTGCTGGGCTACATCTGTTGCATCTTTTTGTATGCTTTCAATCTGCTTAGTGACAGACTTACCAGCTTCACGGGCAGAATCTAAGCCGCTACTTAGCCCTTTTGCACCTTCAGATAACCCAAGCAAATCGGACACATTATCTATCCCCAAATAAGTGGATTGCCCAGCCTACTATGGTGCTAATTCCAGCAACAATGGTCATGCCTACCCAAAAGCCGCCCCTAGACCGTTCTGCCATGCCTACCAGTTTCTTTAGGTCAGCATCCATGTTGTCTATTTTGCGTTCCATAGAATCAAACTTGCGTTCGTAATCTTCGACTTTTTGCCAAAGTACGCCATATTTGACGGGGTCAATTTCAAACGCCATATTAACCAACTAACGCTTTTACTTCGTCTTGGGTAAGGCCTAATGCGGCTAGTTTAGCTAGTGCAGAAGCCTTAGTATCAATGACTGCTTGTGCATCAGCTTCAGCTTGTGCGGTAACTGCGGCTAAGTCATAAGCTACTTCATTGCCGTCTGCATCGTAAGCAATATCACCACGAATAGTTACTACAGATGGGTTTAACTTAAATATAGCGTTATGTAAATTTATCATCCTGCAATCTCCATAGCAATAAGGGTACAACTTTGACCACCACCATTTACAACGCTATAAGAAACTCCTGTTTGCGTTCTCATTCTAATTGAATAAGAAATAGCGGAAGTCGTTGCAGGGCTATCAATGTGGCTAAAATTTTGACAAGCACTTAATGTTGCCGATGAGCTAAAGGTGGTAAGAAAGCCAAAATTTCCAGCTAAATTAGTAGAATCTCTAAATACTGACATATCTACATAATTGCTTGCGCTTACACCTACCCCAACAGAAGCCATTAAAAGAATTCTACTGCTTGAACTTGATGGTGTTATTGATAGCGTTGCCCCAATAGCAGTAAATGAGGTAGATGAAGATGAAAAATTAGAAGATAAAGTTCCTTGAACTACCTGTAAAACAGTTCCAGCAGGTAGCTTTTGTACCGCACTAATACCAGTAGCGGTTAGTCCTGTGATTGTTCCATCACCCGAAATAATAGTAGGCATTATGTATTCTCCGCTGGTAATGGTGTGTGTTTGTTCATATATAGTTCCTTTTTAGTAGCAGATATTTTCTGCTTTGTTTCTACAGAGCATTTGCGACCAAGAACTGCAAGCCTAACATTTTCACGGTGTTGTGGCGATAGTTTTTTCCCTAATTTAGCCATGCGTAGCTTTTGACGATGCTCAGGTGTAAATGCTGGAATATTAGGCTTGTTAGCCATTTGAATGACTACTTGCTTAGAATACTCCTCACGAGCCATAGAATAGGTCTTAGAGCCGATTTTGCCGTACTTGCCTGTAGCACTCATCATAAAGTACGCACGAGTCATAGAGCCGCCATAAGCCTTCCAAAGCATACGGTGAGCAATAAAGTGCTGTCTAGGTGTTAAAGTAATAAGGTTGTCTTTCTTGTTTGAGCCACCATGACTGCGTGGCACAATGTGATGCTTTTCAGAATAGCCTTCTACAACCTGACCCTTTAGGGCAGATATAAAGTTGTTGTAGCGGGCTAAATGATGTTGATTAGGCATTTGGCTCATCGGCAGGAATTGGGGCATTACCTTCACTTAGCCATTTTTGATATTGTTGAAAATCAACATTGGCTGGGTCAAATGGGATGCAAGCACCGTCTGTTGTGCGGATTACGCTTGATGGTTCGCCACCAACAATTATAGGATTACATTGTTTGTACATTTATAACTCCGCACTTAATGAAATAAAAGCCGCACTATCAGAATTAGACAACAATACGCACCCATCACCACCGCCACCAGTAGCGGATGAACTTGTTTGCAATAAAGTTGACGAAGTGCCTGCATAAGCTGCTGCAAGAGTGCAATTTGTATAGCCACCAGCAACCGAAATGCCTATGTTAGCGGTAAATGCAACAGTCGGGGATGCCCGCATAACTTGCGGAAATGTTAAAGCAGTATTTTGATTTGTGGATGTATTGCAACTACCTGCACCATAAGCCTGATAGCCTGAACTACCTTGTGGGCTTGCCCCTAATTTTGTGTAATAGCGTTGTGCCAAAGCCAATTCTTGCTGATACTGTCTGTATTCAAATGAAGTAGCTTGTGTGCCTACCTCTAGCTGAACTCCAGTTAAATACCATGTAGCACCGTTTGTTGAAACAACATTAGTTGCCCCAGTTGCTGAACGATAATCTGCCCCAGCCCAAGCACCAGCAGTTCCACTAAATGTAGAACCCATACCAAGCCCAAAAAATACTCTTAATCCAACGCTATTAGTTGCACCCACCCAAGTTCCTGTAATATCGCCAGCAATAGTTATTGAAATTGTTGTCCAAGTATTAGCTGTCGGAATAGAGTATGTAAATGGATAAGAACGAGTATTACCAAAATTAGTTAATGCACCGCCAAAAGTACCAGTTAATGAACTACGAACTTGAAACGATAAAGTAACAGTTTTAGCGTTAGCAGTTCCCCACCCTAAATCTGCTGTATTAAAGCCTTCAATATATTGCCCAGCAAAATACAAATCACCTGCGGCTACAGTTGTTGCTGCTAACGAAGTCACTCCTAAGTAATCACTAAATCCTACTGGTGGAGTTACAGCACCAGCGTCCTGTTGAATACTAAACTTAGATGCGGATGAACCATAACCAAACCAACGGTCAAGGGTATAAGTCAATAACGATGTATCAGTAATCGTAACGCTAGAAGTACCGTTCCTTTGTGAAATCGTCATTCCACCGTTTATGATGCGATTCCGCATGACTGAACTAATGGGTGCTAGAACTCCACCGCTTGCATCGTTTATTCGGTTTACTTGTAACTGGCTCATGCTAATTCCTCGTCAGTTGGTTTAGCTAGTGTTGGGTGTTCCCACTTGGCAATGTAATCGCCATCACCATCGTTTTGTAAAAGGATTGAGCCTTTGCAAAAATCAAAAGTAGCAAGTTCAGGGTATAAATTAATAATTTTTTCGTGTAATGTCATGCTGTCCTCACTAATACGCCTGAAAATAAATTACCTGTTCCACCAATTACAGATGGGCTTGCACCATTCGAATAAATCATAGCTTCTATATAGTCTGTTGAACCATTAAAATAAATTTGCCAAGAACTACTAAAGCCAAGGCCTGAACTCATAGTTCCGTAAAAAACTGGGACATAAGAAAAATAAGAACCGTTTTTATTGATACCAATACCTGCTACTGTGGCAGCACCAGTAAATGACATATCGCAACAAAGGTTTACCATGTAATAACCAGCAACAGTAGGTGTAAAACGATAATTTGTGGCGTTATCGTAACAGCTTGCTGTGTCCCAATTTTCTGTATCAAATTGAAGTTTTGTCCAAGTATTTGCAGAAAAACTTTGATTTGTTGTTCTTGTTGCACTAAAAGATGGCTGATTGCCACTAACGGCAACAGTACCAGTAGCGGCAGGCATAGTAGCCGTAAAGTTACTAGCAGTTGCAGGTTCTTGGATGGTGATTTGACCGCCACCGCTGGATTGAAGTACTAAACTCATGTTTTTATTCCTTTACGCCTAATAAATTCTTTAGGTAATGGTTTGTTTACTGAAGCATAAAAGTCAATGCACTTTTGGTCTGCTTCCTGT